CTTGTTATGCCCTCGTTGCGGTTTTCAAGGTAGGAAGTTCAAATTAGTTCACAATTAAATAAATATAAAAATGAAAGTAAAATTAGTATCACTTACAAAGTCGCTGGTAGAAGAAAAAGAATTAACAGCTGAAGAATTGATTGTTTATGTAGCAAGGGTTTCAAATCCTTCTAATCAATTAAACTCCGAAACATCTGATAAACTTATTGCTTATATGGTAAAAAACAAACATTGGTCACCTTTTGAAATGTGCGATATGACTGTTGAAATTGTTACAAGTCGTGGAATTGCACAACAAATTTTAAGACATCGTTCTTTTTCTTTTCAAGAATTTTCACAACGCTATGCAGAAGTTACAGACTTTGAAGCTGTGCAATTGAGAAAATCGGGAACTACAAATAGACAAAGCAGTTCAGAAGTATTTGACCCAATTATTGACGGCAATATTGAAGCATCAAGATTGATTGAAAACCATTTAAAAGAAAGTGAGGATTTATACAAGTCTTTATTAAATGCTGGTGTAGCAAAAGAATGTGCAAGGTTCGTTTTGCCATTGACAACGCAAACTAAAATTTATATGAAAGGTAGTGTTAGAAGTTGGATACATTATTTGCAAATTCGTTGTGACGGTCATACGCAATTAGAGCATCAACAAATTGGACTTGCTATTTTAGATATTTTCAAAACAAACTTTCCTAACATTTCAAAAGCATTAGAACTATGAGTAAAGAAGCAGTTAATCACCCCCAACATTACGGGGGTGAAAACAACCAATATGAAGCCATAAAAGTTATTGAGGCTTGGGAATTAGATTTTTGCTTGGGTAATACTGTAAAGTATATTTCAAGAGCAGGTAAGAAAGATAATATCGTCCAAGATTTGAAAAAAGCTAAATGGTATTTGGAACGCAAAATTGCTCAATTGGAAACGTCTGGTAGCAATGGGGCATAACGCTGGGTATTGCTTTGCAGTTGTGGAATTGGCAGCACAACTGTTGAATAAAGAACGAATGATTCCGTATTATTCGTCTGCCTAATTTATAACGTCAAGCCACAATTGCAGCAATACTTATGTTACCTGCTGCTTGAAGTCCAACGGACTTTGTGGACACAAACAAATAAAAATGAAAGAGCAAGAAATTATAGAAGGCAATAAGTTAATTGCTGAATTTATGGGTGAAACTAACTTGACAAAAGTTAAGCATTTAGGATATAAAATATCTGTTGGTAGAGGCAAAAAAGCAACAGTTGAAGCGACTAAATTAGTACCTTATGAAAAACAATATCATACACTATGGGATTCTATAATGAAAGTTATTGACAAAATAGAAAAATTAGGGGTTGATTCAAGGATAATGGGCAACGATAGTGATTTAGGATTTCTGTGTGATTTTACTGATAATGAAAATACATCAGTTGCATCGGTTTCTTGCTATCAACAAGATGGGGCAACTAAAATAGAATGTGTTTTTTTAGCAGTAATTGAATTTATAAAATGGTTCAACTCGCAGCCTGTGTCCACCAAGTAGCAGGTAACGGTTTTCGGCTTGACGCAGGTAGGGAATTAGAAGTACAAATGTTGAGTATAAGTAGGATGCTCAATAGAATTACCAAAGCTGAATTTATTACGAATGCCCTACTTGCGTTCAAACCGATGTTAGGCGATGTGGCTTTTCTCGGTGTCAAAATTTTAATCAATGGTTTGAGCGACCTTAAAAAACTCATTTAAAAATATGGAACATTTAAACGAAAAAGCAGTTTACAAATTAAATGTAAGTTGCGGAAGACAAGGCGATTTAACTGGTTTATTTATCGCAAAAAAGAACCACGTAAAACTTCTTTTAGAAAACAAGTTAGAAGTTTATTTTGGCGAAGTATTAGGTAAACACTCTGAAATTTTTGGCGAAATCGAAGAAAAGGAAATTGTTTTCGTTTCTGACAGTCAAGATGTAATTGGTGTAATTGAAACGCATCAATTAGAAAATGGCTTTAACCCTTTCGATTACACAGCAATAAATACTGAAAGAGAAGATTTTGAAGATTTAACTATTCTCGAAATAGTTGAAATTTTAGAAAAAGAAACTGTTTCTTAAATTATAGTTTGTCGGTATGGTGGGGTTTCCTGCCATATCGCCTAACGAACAGGGCTTTGTGCAGGTGTGGGATTTGAAACTTGTCAGCCTGTACAAAAGCTAAATTAAAAAACAAATGTTGAAATTATGATACAAAGCAAAATAGAATTACTTCCGCCCGAACCGATGCACAATAGCGAACAAATGTTGAGGCTTATTCCGTCCGCCCCACTTGCCACAAAACCCCTTGTTAGTGGCAGCCTTTCTTCGGATTGGACTGGCAATAAAAATAGTATTTACAAAACTTTGGGAGCGTCAAACCATACCGAAAAAGAACGTGAAGAAAATGATTATTACGCAACTGAACCAAAGGCAATAGAATGGCTAATGACTTTAGAATCCTTAAATAAAAACATTTGGGAATGTGCCGTTGGTGGAGGTCATTTAGCTGATGTGTTAATTCAAAATGGGTACGATGTTAAATGTTCTGATATAATTAAACGCTGTAAGTATTCGGAAACAATAGATTTTCTAACAACAGATGTTAAGTATGATGGTGATATAGTTACAAATCCTCCATACAAATTTGCTAAAGAGTTTATTGAAAAAGCTATTGATGTTGTAAACGATGGAAATAAAGTAGCTATGTTCTTAAAAATTCAATTCTTAGAAGGTAAAGCAAGAAAACAACTATTTGCTAAATACCCACCTAAAACTATTTATGTTTCAAGCAGTCGTTTGTTATGTGCTAAAAATGCAGATTTTCAAGGTATGATTGCAGGTGGTGGTAGTGCAGTTGCATACGCTTGGTTTGTCTGGCAAAAAGGTTTCAAAGGCGAAACAGTTGTCAAATGGTTTAATTAACGCAGGGTGTCCGCAAGGTTGCCACTAACGTTTTCGGGCTTGGCGAAGTGGCTTTTGTGCGTTGGCTTGTGTGTCGGAAAGCCATTTTGCCAAACCCGTGTTATGTGTAGTTGCGGTTATTTAGCAGGAACTTAAATTGAAAACGAATAAAAAAGAATTTAAAAAAAGAAGCGATGGAAATAAAAGAAGGTTGGAGTGTAGATATAACATCAAGTAATTATACTCATTATTATAGGGATGGAATTTCCTTGTGTAAAAGAAAAAAATTAAAACCATTTATGGATAAATTTCATAATGAAAAAAACTACACACAAGTACTTGGATATAATTGTACACTATGCGAAAAAAAATTAAAACAGGATGCAGATAAATAAATTATATAACGAAAATTGCCTTGATACTTTGAAACGTATGCCTGATAAGTTTGTGGACTTGGTAGTTACTTCACCACCTTACAATATGCGAACAAGGATAAGAAATGGTGAATATACCACAAGAGAGAAAAGCGAACATTTCAGTAAAAAGTATAAGCACTTTAGCGATGATTTGCCGATTGATGAATTTTATTCATTTCACACCGAAGTTTTGAATGAACTACTAAGAGTATCAAAAATCATTTGCTATAACTTTCAAATAGTAACTGGAAGCAAGGAAGCCTTTTTTAAAATAATTGGCGATTTTAATAAAGACATAAAGGATATAATTATTTGGGATAAGGGACACGGACAACCTGCAATGCACGGACAAGTTTTAAACAGTTGCTATGAAATGATTTTGATACTTGAAGATGATAAAAAGGCTGGCAGAGCAATTCAAAACGCTAAATTCAATAGAGGTGAAATGAATAATATGCTACGATTAGGCAGAGGCAAAAGCATAAGCGATGTTCACGGTGCAATTTATCCTGAAATGTTAGCTGGAGAACTTATCAAGGCATTTAGCGAAAAAGGCAATTTGATTTATGACCCTTTTATGGGAAGTGGAACTACTGGAATGGTAGCCCACAAACTTGATAGGAATTGGATTGGAAGCGAAATAACAGAAGAATATTGTAAGATAGCAGAAACTCGTATTCAAAGTGCGGTGGGGCTTTTTTCAAATTCTTTTTTAACGGAAACTTCAATTGGAACGGAATGATAGCAATTACACATAACGGATTAGGGCTTGCCGATGTTGGGGGCTTAGAATTACAAATGTTTAAATATATTACAAATGTCAAATAGAATTACTAATGCTGAATTACTTACTGATGCCACGCTTGCACAAAACCACTTGTTAGGTGCAGGTGTGGTTATTTCGTGGTGGTCTGGTGGCATAACTTCTGCTGTTGCTTGTAGGTTAGCCCTTGAAAAATATGATAACGTAAAACTTATTTATATTGAAACTGGAAGCCATCACGAAGATAGTTTAAGGTTCAAAAAAGATTGTGAAAAATGGTATGGTGTAGAAATTGAAACTATCCAAAATAAAAAGTACGATGATGTAATTGATGTAGTTCTTTCAACTAAATATGTAAATGGTGCAGGTGGTGCAAGATGTACCAAAGAACTAAAAAAAGATGTTCGGTTGAAGTATGAAAAAACTATTAAGATTGCACATCAAGTTTGGGGATATGAATTTGATGCCAAAGAAATAAACAGAGCAATTAGAACACAAGAACAATACCCAAACACAAATCCATTATTCCCTTTAATTGAGAATAAATTAACTAAAAAGGAATGTGCAGGGATTGTAACAGGTGCAGGAATAGAATTACCAATGATGTACAAACTTGGATATAATAATAACAATTGTATTGGGTGTGTCAAAGGTGGTGCAGGATATTGGAATAAAATTAGAGTTGATTTCCCAAAAGTATTTGAAGCAATGGCACAAGCTGAAAGAGAAGTAAATGCCACTTGTTTAAAAAATGAAGATGGTAAAATATTTCTTGATGAACTTAATCCAAATGCTGGTAATCCTACTGAAATGGTTTTGCCTGAATGTGGTTTGTTTTGTCAAGTAGAATTTGCTCATATAATGGATAAAAGAGTAAACCAAATTATTAACGGTGAAGTGTCAATTTATGAGGTCGGTAACACTTGCACCTAACGGTCGGGTATTGCCGAAGGTGGGGCATTAAACCACCAAAGTTAATTAAAAGTACAAAAGATGAATATAGATACAAAAGTTTATAGAAAGCACGAAAGCCCC